CAATAAAGGTGTTGCCACTTATCTTACTGGTACTCACTACATGTATTTGCAATGGTCAAAGATTGATGTTGGGCAAGCAGATTTTAGGGAAGCAAACAGATTATTCTTTATTTTCTGGGAAGCCTGTAAGTCCGATACACGATCATATGGAATGTGTTATCTTAAAAACAGACGTTCTGGATTCTCTTTTATGGCGTCAGGCGAAACTGTTAACATGGCCACAATATCGAGCGATGCTAGATTCGGTGTCTTATCAAAGTCAGGAGCTGATGCAAAGAAAATGTTTACCGATAAAATTGTTCCAATTTCAGTTAACTACCCATTTTTCTTTAAACCGATTCAAGATGGTATGGATCGACCAAAAACAGAGCTTGCATACAGAGTTCCTGCATCTAGATTCACTAGAAAAAAACTTGATAGCAACGCACAAATTGAAGAGATTGTTGGATTAGACACAACTATTGATTGGAAAAATACAGGAGACAACAGTTATGATGGTGAAAAATTAGCATTACTAGTACACGACGAAGCTGGCAAGTGGGAAAGACCAGAAAACATATTAAACAACTGGAGAGTTACAAAAACAACATTAAGATTAGGTTCTAGAATTATAGGTAAGTGTATGATGGGCTCAACATCAAATGCTTTGGATAAAGGAGGTAGAAACTATAAAAAAATATATGATGACTCAAATGTCAACAAAAGAAACCGTAATGGACAGACTAGCTCAGGATTATATTCTTTGTTTATACCTATGGAATGGAACTACGAAGGATACATCGATTCTTATGGATACCCTGTCTTTGACACTCCAAAATCCGAGGTTAAAGGCGTCGATGGTCAAAAGATTGAAATCGGTGTCATTGAACACTGGGAGAATGAAGTAGATGGCCTTAAGGATGATCCTGATGGACTTAATGAGTTATATAGACAATTTCCCCGTACCGAGAAACATGCATTTAGAGATGAAACAAAGCAATCTTTATTTAATCTAACAAAAATATACGAACAAATAGATTATAACGAAGATTTAAAACACTCAGGTGTTGTTACTCAAGGTAATTTTCAATGGGAAGATGGAGTACAAGATACTAGTGTTATGTTTGTGCCAAGCAAGCAAGGTAGATTTATGGTTTCATGGGTACCAGGTGTTAATCAACAAAATAGAATACTTATAAAAAACGGTAGAAAATACCCTGGTAACGAACATATGGGTGCTTTTGGTTGTGACAGTTACGATATATCTGGAACCGTAGACGGTAGAGGTTCTAAAGGATCGTTACACGGTTTAACAAAATTTAGTATGGAAAATGCTCCAGCTAATTTATTCTTTCTAGAATACATATCTAGACCGCCAACTGCTGAAATATTTTTTGAGGATGTTCTTATGGCTTGTGTATTTTATGGTATGCCTATATTAGCAGAGAATAACAAACCAAGACTTTTATATCATTTTAAACGAAGAGGTTATAGAGGTTTCTCTATGAACAGACCAGATAAAACAATGCACAAACTATCTATAACAGAAAAAGAAATAGGTGGTATACCAAATTCTAGTCAAGATATAAAACAAGCACATGCAGCAGCTATTGAAGCTTATATTGAAATGTTTGTTGGTTATAACGATGAGCAGTATGGAACAATGTATTTTCAAAGAACATTGGAAGATTGGGCAGCTTTTAATATAAACGATAGAACCAAGCATGATGCTTCTATAAGCTCAGGGTTAGCAATAATGGCTTGTAATAAAAACAAATATAGACCTGTTGCTGAAGTTATAAAAGAACCAGTTACTTTAACTTTTTCTAAATATGACAATAGAGGCAATGAATCAAAAATAATTAATAGATGAAATTAAACACTGGTATTAATAGTGCGTTTCCAAGTCAGATGGTATCTGAGGAAGAAAAGAGAACATTAGAGTATGGTTTGTTAGTTGGACAAGCTATTGAATACGAATGGTTTAGAGGAGGAAGAGTTAACGGTAGTAGATGGAATAATGGTTATCAGCAATTTCATAGTCTTAGATTATATGCTAGAGGAGAACAAAATGTTCAAAAATATAAAGATGAATTATCTATTAATGGTGATTTGTCTTATTTAAATTTAGACTGGAAGCCAGTACCTATTGTACCTAAATTTGTAGATATAGTTGTTAATGGTATTTCTGCTAAAAAATATGATTTAAAAGCTTATGCTCAAGATCCTTTTTCTTTAAAACAAAGAACTGATTATGTAGGTGGAATTTTTAGAGACATGCAAGCTCAAAGCTATTTAGATAAAATACAAGAAGTTACAGGTTTAGATTTATATGCTTCAGATGCTTCTAAACTACCTCAGTCAAAAGAAGAGCTAGAAGTTCATATGCAGTTAAACTACAAACAAGCTGTAGAAATTGCAGAAGAAGAAGCCGTAAATAATACTTTAGCTTTTAATAAGTATCAATTAACTAAAAAAAGAATTGTTGAAGATATAGTAACTATAGGTATAGGTGCTGTAAAAACTTCATTTAATAAAGCTGAAGGTGTTGTTGTTGATTATGTTGATCCAGCTAATTTGGTTTATTCATATACTAATGATCCTAACTTTGAAGATATATATTATGTAGGAGAAATTAAGTCTTTAACATTAGCTGAAATAAAAAAGAAATTTCCTTATCTTACTGATGATGAGTTACAAAAAATGGTTAGATACCCTGGTCGTGATGGTTACATAGCTAATCCTAATTATGATAATGATTTAGTTCAAATATTGTTTTTTGAATATAAAACGTTTATTGATCAAGTTTTTAAAATAAAAGTAACAGAAAGTGGTTTAGAAAAAGTAATAGAAAAACCAGATTATTTTAATCCACCACCTAACGATAATTTTGATAGAGTATCTAGAAGTATAGAAGTATTATTTAGTGGAGCAAAAGTGATGGGTGTTCCGCAAATGTTAGAGTGGAAAATGTCTGAAAATATGACTAGACCAAATGGTAATATAACTAAGGTAAACATGAATTATAATTTATGTGCACCTAGTTTATATCAAGGTCGTATGGAATCTTTAGTTAGTCGTATAACAAGCTTTGCTGATATGATTCAATTAACATCGTTAAAATTACAGCAAGTAATACAACGTATGGTTCCAGATGGTGTATTTGTAGATGTGGATGGTTTATCAGAAGTTGATTTAGGTAATGGTACTAATTATAATCCTCAAGAAGCTTTAAACATGTATTTCCAAACTGGTAGTATAGTTGGTAGATCATTAACTCAAGATGGTGATCCTAATAGAGGCAAAGTACCAATACAAGAATTACAAACCTCTGCGTCAAACGCTAAAATACAGTCGTTAATAAATACTTATCAATATTACTTACAAATGATAAGAGATGTAACTGGGCTTAACGAGGCTAGAGATGGTTCAATGCCAGATCCAAATGCTTTGGTTGGTTTACAAAAAATGGCGGCTAACGCATCAAACATTGCTACTAAACACATATTAGACGCTAGTTTATATTTAACACTTAGAACTTGTGAAAATGTTTCATTAAGAATTGCTGATGCATTAGGTTTTGAACTTACTAAACAAGCTTTAATGCAAAGTATATCTTTAACTAATACTAGGAATTTAGAAGAAATGGCCACTCTTCATTTATATGAATTTGGTATTTATTTAGAACTAGAACCAGAAGAAGAAGAAAAAGCTATGTTAGAGCAAAATATTCAAGTTGCTTTGCAGTCTGGTCAAATATATTTAGAAGATGCTATTGATATAAGAGAAGTAAAAAACTTAACATTAGCTAATCAGATTCTTAAATATAGAAGAAAACAAAAACAAGCACAAGATCAAGCTGCTCAACAGCAACAAATACAAGCTCAGTCTCAAGCTAATATTCAAGCTACAGAGGCAGCGGCAATGCAAGAAGTACAAAAACAAGAAGCATTAGCTAATACAGAGATACAAATTGAACAAGCTAAGTCTCAATTTGAAATACAAAGAATGGAACAAGAGGCCTTAATTAAAAAACAATTAATGGCAGAAGAGTTTCAGTATCAATTACAACTAGCTCAGATGAAAAACTCTAGAGAAGCAGGGAAAGAAGCTGAAATAGAAGATCGTAAAGATAAAAGAACAAAAATACAAGCTACACAACAATCAAAAATGATTGAACAGCGTCAAAACGATTTGCTACCCACTGATTTTGAATCAGCTGGTAACGATGGATTAGGCGGTATTGGTTTAGAGCAATTTGCTCCACAATAAACTATTTATTAATTTTTATTATATTATATTATGTCAACAGAAGTAAAGCAAGAAGGTACGTTTAAGGTTAAACGTAAGCCTAAACAATTAGTTAAAAACGGTATTATTAAAGTCGATTTATCTAAAAAACAAGAAGAACCTAAAAAAGAAACAGATGCCATTCCAGTCGGAGAAACAAAGAAGGTGGATGTGGGCGAACAAACCGGAGATAGCCCTAAAGTGGACAAACAAGTACCAGAGTCCAGCCCAGTTTCTGAAATTAAAGAAGAAGAAGTAAAACCTATTGAAAAAGTTGTAGAAGAAGAGATACAACAAATAGGAGAAAAAATAGAAGAAAAAGTTATTGCTCCTACGCCGGAAGAGGCAAGAGAAGTAGCTAAACTACCTGAAAACATTGAAAAAGTTGTAGACTTTATGAAAGAAACAGGTGGAACATTAGATGATTATGTCAGATTAAATGCAGACTATTCTAATGTAGACAATGATACTCTTTTAAGAGAGTATTACAAACAAGCTAAGTCACACTTAGATTCAAGTGAAATTAACTTTATGATTGAAGATAATT